TGGTTTTTAATTTTTATACTTACTTCCTTATAAAATTTCCATTTATAAGGGCAAGTTGATCTCTTAAAAGATCAGACTACGTGAAAAGTGCCCGCAATAGTTACACTTCCTGAAGAGACAACTGGTACATTCGTACCAAAATAACTCAATTGACCAGGAATAGCAACATTGTCTACAATACTTCCTCCGGCTGCCAGCGCATCATCAATGATGGCGGCTGTAGCTGCAGAATAACTGGAATATAATCCTATTACCCTATTTGCAACAACAGCATTGGCTAGAGGTCTAACATGCATGAAGATACCTTGTCCTGGAGCGAAAGCCGTTCCTGACACACCATCATCAGCGACATACCACAAAGGTGGAGTATCGGTGAGACTCTGCACTACGCCTGAAATAATATATGAATCGTTGCCAAGAGTACCACTCGCCGTTGCAGATGCAAACGACGGATTAGCAGTACCCCCTTCACCAGCTACAATAGGTTCATTTGCAAACATACTATAGGTGAGGGCAGCCCATGAAAGTGTTATGGTTACACTTTGGATGGTAGGGACGCGTGTTGCTAACGCCGATCCCCAGAATTCACAATAGACTTTTAAGTACATTGTACCGTATGTGGTGCTTGCCGCCAATTCGCTTGCGCTTTCGGCTTGCAAGATACCCTGAACGCCTAAACGAGCATCAGTGGAGGATTGATCGTCAAAAAACGTCTGTACGTTATTTGATACTTCCATTCTCTTACTAGTTCCTTCCCAAACGGGTGTTTGAAAGAACGAGTCATAAGTAGCGGCATGGTGCCTCTCTGATGAACCGATAGCTGTAACAGATACAGCCGGGTCAGGTATACTGTACGCTGAGATTGCGCCAGGGGTTGTAGTAGGGACTTCCGGAACATACATCACTTCAACTTTATGAATTTTATGATATAAATATTGGTCCGCTAGCAATTTCAATCGTCCTCCAAAGTTATGGGGCGTAAGTGCTAGCATTCCTCCGGGAAACCTTTCTCCAACTCCCATACCAGCGGCTGGTGTTGTTAAATCCAGCCATAACATGTGTACCGAAGCATGACAATGTAATTTATTGCCTTTCAGTTCTACATGCTCAAGACTTTTAAAACCATGGGACTGGTTTATGCCTACGTGAGCTTGCTTTAGAAAATCAGATTTGTTATTTATCATATGTAACATACCTGTTCTAACGCCTACGTGGTCCTTGAGCACGAACTTCGATACTTGTCGGGGGGGTCTCTGTTGCTTCAGAGGAGGCCGAGTAATATTGGTATTACTTCCAGAGCCACCTCGCCTGCTTTTTCCAGGCCTTTGAGAAACTTGTCCCACCACTGGTCCGAATCCTTTTCCTTTTTTGCCGAGGCGTTCATAGATTTCACTAAGTTGTGTCCTCCTTTGCTTACGTTTACTCGGGGCAAGGGTTGTGACGTGTTTGGTGACTTGCGAGTTGAGCGTGACCGTTTTCCGGCCGGAGCTCGTGTTTTGCTTGTTCTTGGCATGCATTAAAACTGGCTTGGTAATCTTTACTTGCTTTCCAGTCATACTTTGCGCGTGAACAAGTTTAGTTCCTGATAGAAGATAAAATACTTCTTCCTCAGTAAAACAACTCTTAATAGCACCACGCCATTCAGGTCCATGAGTAACATCTCGATATTTATTAAGAAGCCACTCCCTGTATTCGCCCAAGACTTTATAAACAGTCTTTTCAGGATAGGATAAAAGGGTTAGCGCATTACATCGGATCAATGACATAATGGGTGTATTGTTCTTCGCGTCAACGTAAATCATTGAAGCAAAAAGTTTCGGTGGATTAACCTTAGCAATAATAGTGCCATGCATTCGGACAAAGTGTGCGCTCATAAATTCTAGATCTATAGGTGCACATGGTTTGTCCGTTGCACCAGTCGACACTAAGCCTACACTAAGAAAAGTTGATTCCATAGTTTTACCATTAACGTAAGGTAAAATTTCATCCGAAACGGTCCAGGTATTATCATCACCTACCAAAGCCATTGCTATGTGTTCAGTGATGTTATCATGATACTTCCGTGGCAACAAAATATGCAGTCCAAAAACGACTAACATATTTAACACCAGAGTATTATCAGCAATTGTATTAAAATTTCCAGAAGGATTTCCACTGTGTTTTGAACACACTGTACCATCCGGTAATATCACAATGCTATAAATAGTATTCCGATAAGCATTTCGAATGCGTTCTATGTTTGCTGGAGTTTGAAGCTCTTTCGCTAAGAAAGAAATTCGCATCTCGCAACAAAACCGCAAGAAATACATAGGTACCCAGGAGTCCCATCGAACTCCATCAAGATTAAATCCATTAGGGAATCGATTCAATCTTTCGAACAACTTGGCCCAATCACCCTTCAAGTGTGAGATTCCTACACATGAAGGCAACTGCTCCCAAGCACGATAAAATTTGTCATTCATATCCCAGAATAATCTTGTATTTACATACAAATGATCTATTCCGGCGATAAGGAAAGTTCTGACTTTTCCATCCATCACTTTCGTGATAGGGCGTATTTCTTCTTTCAAAGAACTCTGCCATAGCGTACTCCATGAGTCACCTTTTGAATTTTGCCATTCCGCATTCAGGAATGCATCGCTCTTTTTACAATCGAGAAATGCACCTTTGGTAGGGAAATCTTTATTCAAAGGAGGTCCAGCACTGGTACTTCTGTTCATAACCGTTTTGGTTTGACCATGGTTGCATATGTTAGAGTCGCCCATATAAGGAGAATACAAATTTTTAACGTAATTGTAAGCAAAATTTAAAGCTTCAACTTGGCGTGGATTAGGGGAAATAACGGGTCGATCGTACTTACTGTGCGATTTAATGACCGCTTGTTCTGTCATTTCGCCTAATGCATAATCACCTTTTATGGGATATTTCATCTCGCGTAAAAACGTGACGAAATTCCAATCAATTTCCTTGGCATTACTATACCTAGGATGTTTCTTAATATGTCCAACGTAAGTAAAACGTGTTTTCAACATTGCTGTTGAAATGGAGCCCTTTTGAGGCCACGGCTTAAAGTCAAGATCATGTTTTATAGGATATTTGGTAAAAAGATCCGTTTTCTTGAGAGTATCGAGTCTATGAGGAAAGAGTCCGATACTTTGTCCCTCAAGTAAAATCACACTTGGTATCGTGCTTAAGAATTTATCATTGATTGGTTCAAAACGTCCATATTTTAGGTCATCACCATGTGTCCAGAAGCCAACAACGTTATTGAGTTTATCAAAAACGGGGGATCCACAATCACCATAATTAGTTCTGGTGAGTGTCCATCCATTTTTGAAAGCATAGCCACTTTTAACAGTAGGGTATTGTTTATCTCCTTTACTATATGAAAGTATTTGAACTCTTCCATCATTTGACATAAGCTTTAAGCGCTTAGCTTTAAGCGGACTTGCCATAGGAAAATGAAAAGAACAAATATCAAGCGAATGGGCAATAAAAGTACTTGGTTGTAAAACAAAGCATCCTTGTGTAGCACGCATTTCTAGCTTGGTATCATAATCTAATAAAGCATGTGTAACTGTATAAGCTCGTCCGCCTACAGCAGTAACATTGCAAGAATAAACGTCATTAACGTACAATTTGTACACTGCATTTGAATCACGTAAATTAAAATTCTGTGCATCAACAGTGTCGACTAATTCTTTACTAGCTCGAAAAACTCTAGCAGGAACAACTAAATTCTTACGTTGGTAACTAATGTTACGCATACGAACAAAATAATTTTCTTGAGTTTCATTTTCACCTTTTGCGACAGCAGTGTTCGGTACGAACAAATGCTTAATCGTGTTAAGAGCTTTCTCAATGAAAGTAGCATGCTTAGTACTAGATTGACCTCCTACTCGAACGGTTTTCGCTGTTCGAGCATAGGATTCTTCAGCATAACGAATTCTACGCACATTATCTTCTATGGTTTTAAACATAGAGTTCTTGATGCGACGAGTAGCTTGCGCGACTTGAAGTTGACTAGCATTCTTACCCAACTTGCTCAAACTCTTTTCGAGTTCATCTTGAGCATCTTCAATTAATGCAACAGCCATGTCACGACTTGCTCCAGCGTAGTAAAGATTTCGAAAAACATGAGTGAAGTCAGTAGCTTTATTACTAGAATCAGCTTGAGTAACTAGATCTTCGAGACGATAATATAACTCGTCAAAGAACGTGGTATCGTCCTTTAAGTCATTATAATTCCATTTACGGGTTCCACCTGCTTCTAAACGATCTGCAAAATTAGATGCACCAGAATTGCCAATAGCTTTGGTAATCCGATTAAAAGCTTCTTTCGCAGCTCCGCGATTTCCTCCTTTATTTTTCCCATGTGAATAACCACTCTTCTTCATTTGTTCGACGAGTTTGACAAAAGCTTCCTTTTCATCAGAATCTTTAACTTCATCATCATTACGTAAAGAGAGAGCGATTCCTGTGGGAACCATAACAAGTCCGGAAACACAAAGAGCAAAAAGAAGATATTTAGGTAAATTATGCATACCCCAAGACCAATCTTTACATGAGTTCCATGCGTTAGAAAGCATCTTAGTGAAAGAATTATCAGTAAGACAAGTAGTGTTATCAGGGGACAAGTAAGTGGCATAAACTTCATTTACATTATCCCAGACTTCATCAACAGTAGGAACAGAGTTAGTAAACCGCTTGAATGCTTTTTCAGCTTTACTCGTTTGCTTATCTCTAACCAAACGTAAAACTTCAGGAACAGCTTTCAACGTAGAAAAAAGAAATTTACATTTCTTTTGTAACGATTTAAACTTCTTATTCGCTTCCGTCATAAAACTTGTAGGTACTATGAGAAATTCAAGAGCTGCCATTTCAGTTCTGAGAGTATTAATCTTCTTCAAAACTTCCATTTTAGCTTCCTTGAGAACAGTAGGTTCTTTAACAATTTTCTCTAAATCTTCGATATGATTCAAAAAGTCGGTAATCTGTTCGGTGATATTAGTAACGAGTCGTAGACGTACTGCGAGTGCAGCTTTCTCCATCTCATCTTGTTTATCAGCAACGCTTTTCTTAAGTGAAATTAGTTTACCACCAACAATTTGATACAATTTCTTAACTTGTGCTTTAATCTTGCTAATAAAGTCAGCATATTCAACTTTTTCGCCGTCATAAAAACATTCTTTAAGAACATCTATAGGTTTATCAGGATCTTTACCCTTCTTCATTTGTGCTTTTAAAACAACTATGTCTGAAGAGGAATCTTCTGGTTCTACCATATCATCAGAGATATCGATAGAACCGCTTGAAACCTCTTCAACATGTGTAGTTGAGGATTGATCCTTCTTTCCAAGATCGAAATTACCTATATCGGTTTCAACAATAATCCCAGCGGTGATATCGTTAATTAATCTTTCGACCAGTTGACGAAATTTACTAGCAGTAGCTGATTGTTTAAGATGTGCATAACTACTAACCAAATACATCCTGTAAAATTTAATAAAATCTTTCAGAAATATTGGTCGAGTTTTGTTTTCATAATGAACTATGAACTTAATCAATTCTCGCTGCTTATCGCTGTGATAAGTAACGTGACGTGAATAGTGATACATAGCAGCAGTATCATTAATAGACATTATAGAGTCAAAAAATGAAACTATCTCGTATTCAGCAGTATTAAGTCCTCCCATATAGGAGTCCTCAAAATATGCCATACAAGTAGAATATTTGCCGCGATCTGCAACAACTTTTTCTTCAATCTTATAATAACAATAAGGAGCATGTTTAGCAATACCTCGGCGTGGAACCATTATTCGTGAATAAACAGTGTTTCCAAGACGACTAGGTATATAAAGGAATACTAACCCAGCTTGTTTCAAGGCTTCAATTTCTTTACCTTCTAAACCAACTGTAGGAATAGCTCCAAGATAACACACTCGTTTAAAGCGTTTAACATCATGATAGGAAAAAGTTTGTCTCTGCGTATCGTAAGTTAATCCAAACGCACCACACAAAAGGTTGGGACGGAGAAAAAGTTTAGTACAAAGGTCCTCCATGTACGGAGAACACATTGCGCCTCTTTTAATCAAACCAATGTGCATCTTATTCGGATGACGATAAATCATATCAACACAATCTTTACTATTCTTTATAGCGAAACCATGATAATGTTCTCTCAAAGGAGTTGCTCTTACCATCGCATCTAATGTGTTTTTATTAATTTCCATTCCAACATCGTCCATATCGTCCAATATCTTAGTGGCGCGTGTTATGCCTGGCCCCAAAGTGGTGTCAACGTAGTCTTTGACCCCAGTTGGGAGCTCATCATAAGTTATGCCGCCATTCATAAGAGCTTTAAGATGATACAAGAAAGATGAAACAAAAGGAACATTTTTAATGTAAAACACAATGTGTTTAAGAGAGTTAGTGATGCCAGCAGTGTCGTCTAAAAAGAGAGTTGCTAGCATAGCTAAGGTGGTTACGCCA